ATGAATTGGATAATGTTTCAATTGATTCTAACTATTCTGCAACATATTGGCCTTGGATTCAAGTAAGAGATACTGACAATGCAACTCAATTATACATTCCACCAACAGGTGAAGTTGTTAAGAATATTGCAATGACTGATAACGTATCATATCCTTGGTTCGCAGTAGCGGGTTATTCAAGAGGTATTGTAAATGCAATCAAAGCTAACAAGAAGTTAACACTTGATGAAAGAGATACTCTTTACAAGAATAGAGTTAACCCAATTGCAACATTCTCTGATACAGGTACCATTATTTGGGGTAACAAAACTTTACAAGTTAGAGAATCTGCTTTAGATAGAATCAACGTAAGAAGATTATTGTTAAGAGCAAGAAAATTAATATCTGCAGTTGCTGTTAGATTATTGTTTGAACAAAACGATGAACAAGTAAGACAAGAATTCTTAAGATTGGTAAATCCAATTCTTGAATCAATTAAGAAAGAAAGAGGTTTATATGAGTTTAAAGTAAGTGTATCTAATGACCCAGAGGACATTGATGCAAATACATTAAGAGGTAAGATTTATATCAAGCCAACTCGTTCTCTTGAATTTATTGATGTGGAATTCGTAATTACTCCAACAGGAGCTTCATTTGAGAATATCTAATCTAAAAGGAGAAATAAAAGAAGAGGTCCCAATTAAGGGACCTTTTCTGTTTATAGAGACACCGAGGGGTGGGCTATGTTCCACGGGGAACCAATTTTTATAAAAATTATATTATTATATTTCACCCAGAATACTAGAACTAGTTATACTAGTATTTATTATTATATTTTAAATTAATTTATTTATTCTGGAACTAGATACTGGAGCCTGTAAAAAACTAACTAAAAAAATTGATAAAATCAAGTATTTGACAATAGTTATCCAAAAAAAATTATTTCCAAATACAATATATTTATAAGAAAGTAATAACAAAAAACTTAACAAATACAAAATGGCAGATTTATTAATGAAAATGCCGGTTCCTTATGAACCGAAAAGACAGAACCGATTTATCCTAAGATTCCCATCATCATTGGGTATCAACGAATGGTACGTAACATCGGCTTCAAGACCTAAAGCAACAATCGCGGAAACAGAAATTCCTTTCTTGAATACTTCAACATACGTTGCAGGTAGATTTAAATGGGAATCTATCTCAGTTAAATTTAAGGACCCAATCGGACCTTCTGCGGCTCAAGCGTTAATGGAATGGTTCCGTTTACACGCAGAGTCAGTAACAGGTCGTATGGGATATGCTGCCGGTTATAAAAAAGACATTGAACTTGAAATGTTGGACCCAACAGGTGTTGTGGTTGAAAAATGGATACTTCAAGGTACATTCTTAACAAACTTAGACTTTGGAACATTAGACTATAGCCAAGATGCTTTAGCTGATATCAGTGCAACTCTTAGAATGGATAGATGTATTTTAGTTTACTAATACAATAATTCTCATATTAATTTTAATCCGATAACCATTTTACTAAATCTGTCTATGGTTATCGGATTTTTTATTTCAAAACTTTACTTTCTCGTAGTTATAGTATAAACTTATACTATGGAAGAATTTAGAATTGACCCAACAATCGCATATGACGTTGTTGAATTACCGAGTAAAGGTATTCATTATCAAAATAAGAAAAAATCAGTTAGAGTTAGTTTTTTAACTGCCGCAGATGAAAATATTTTATCTTCTGCAAGTTTAATTGCGTCAGGTAAGGTAGTTGAAGAATTACTTAAAAGAAAAATTTTAGATAAAGATTTACTAATTGATGATTTAGTTGAAGAAGATAAAGAAGCAATTTTAATTTTTTTAAGAAATACAGCATTCGGAACAAGTTATTCAATCAGAACTACGGACCCAAAAACAAATGAAAGTTTTTCATTTGAAGTAGACTTATCAACATTGAGAATAAAAGATTTCACATTAGTTGAAGATAGTAATGGTGAATATCCTTACTTTATGGAAAAAAGTAATGTACCAATTACTTTTAAATTTTTAACAAAGAAACAACAAAAAGAATTAGATGAAATAGAAACAAATTGGAATGGATTAGGTGCAGCACCCATCATAACAAAACAACTTAGTATGATGATAAAATCCATTAATGGTACAAGAGAATTAATGACAATTCATAATTTTATTGAAAATCTCCCAATAAAAGATTCACAAGATTTTAGAAAATTTGTTAAAGAAAATAAACCAGGGTTGGATTTGACCCAATCAGTAATCACCCCGTCAGGAGACACAATCCAAGTTGAAATTGGATTCGGGGTTGAGTTTTTTCGCCCTTTCTACGGAATATAGACAAGGACAATTAAATGAAATTTTATTTCTAATTAAAAGAGGATTCTCTTACGGAGACATCCTTTCTATGCCCGTATACATAAGAAGATATTATATTCAATATCTAATCTCACTTGAAAGTGAATAATCATCTATTTATAACATATGAATTCACAGGATAAAGAACTAATTAGGGCCGCGAGAAGAGACCCCGATGAATTTGAAAAATTGTATAAAAAATACAAAAATTCAAAAGCGGACGGTGCCACTATTGCAAGTAAAATGAGTTACTATGCAAAATTAGATGAAAATGGAGATTATTCAGGTGGAGGAAGTGGTACAGGTGGTTCTGGTGATGATGGTGGAAATAATCCAGGTATAGTTGCTAAAGGTAATGATTTTCTTAAAGGTTTATTAAACACACAAAAAGTACAAACAACAGGTTATGATGATAAAGAATTCACTCGTATTAATGATGTATTAGACATATTAAATGAAAAGGGTGAAAAGGTAGGAGGAATTAAATCAATTTTAGGTAGAGCATTATCTAATATAGGTGAAGGAATTGCAACTCAATTAGAACAAGAGGCAACATTAAGAACCGAGATTAATGAACAAGTAGGTTTACAAGGAGAATTATCAAGAGGAGTTAGAGAAGAAATGATGGCAGCATACCCATCAACATTAAGATTAGGTTATGGTATTGGACAGCTAACAGCAATGATGACAAATCTAATGAATGAAAGCGGTCGTTTTAATATGATATCCCAAGAAACCATACAAGAATCGGCAAAAATAGCAAGAGCATTTGTTGGAGATTTGTCTGATATGGGTAAAGTTTTCAATGAATTTGAAAGAGTTGGTGTTGGTGCAAAAGATGCTATGATTGGAATTGAAAAGGCGGGTGTTAATTCATTATCGTTAGGTTTAAATTCCAAAAAAACAACTGAACTTTTAAGAACAGATTTAGGTAAATTAAATGAATTCGGATTTGCGAACGGAGTACAAGGATTAAATAGAATGGTTCAAAAATCGTTAGAATTTAGAATGAGTATGTCTGAAGTTTTTAAAATTGCAGATAAAGTATTCAGTCCTGAAAGTGCATTGGAATTATCGGCAAACTTACAAGTATTAGGTGGTGCAATTGGAGATTTTAATGATCCACTTAAATTAATGTATATGGCAACTAATAACGTAGAAGGTTTACAAGATGCGTTAATAGGTGCAGCGGGTTCTTTAGCAACTTATAATCAAGAACAAGGAAGATTTGAAATTACGGGTGTTAACTTGAGAAAAGCGAAGGCAATGGCTCAAGAACTTGGTATTAGTTATGATGAATTAGCAAAAGGTGCAATAGCGTCTGCTGAAAGGTCTTCAGCTGCAAGTGCGTTAATGATGAACGGACTTGTAATGAAAGATGATGAAAAAGAGTTCTTAACAAACTTATCAAGAATGAAAGATGGTAAGATGGTTATTGAAGTTCCTAAAACATTATCAGATGAGTTTAAAGGTGCAACAGAAGTAGCATTAGAAGATTTAACCGAAGCACAAAAAACAACATTATTACGTAACAAAGAGGCATTTGAAAAAATGTCAGCAGAAGATATTGCAAGAGGACAACTTAATGCTACTGAAAATATACAAAGAGATGTTGCATTTATGGCTGCAACCGCTAGAGGTCAGGCAGTAAATGCGGTTAAAAATGCAGCAAAGGCAGCGGGTTTTAGTGATGAAGACGTTGCAGAAAAAGTTAAAACTATGACCGATAGTGTGGTTAATGGTTCCCTAAACGGAATGCAAGAAATTAACGC